GATATGATTTGTTAATTATAGGTCCTAATAATTTATGTATATCATCTCTACCTTTAATATTATAAATTAATTGTCCTGATGAATTTAATTCGTCTTCTATATGTTCCACAGAACCATTAAATAATATTTTATCAATTATTGCTGAACCTGAAAAATAATCTAAAATACTAATAGTATTACTTCCGTGATATGAAAATGAAGGTATATTACTTAAAGACATATATTTATGCAATTCATTAACAGAACTAATATTAAGCCTTGTACCTGTTAATTGTCCACCTTTTAATTGAATTTCTAATCTATTATATAAATTACCATCAATGTTAGAATCATATTTAAAGTTAGATAATTCTGTACTCCATTCCTTTCTAAAATAATTTTCATTATTTAATGTAATTGGGAAATTACTACTTTGCCAAAATTTATCTGTTGTCTTTCTCCAATATGCTATCGGTAATGACCCTTGATAATAGTTATTAGTTGAATCTAATGTAGGCGTTTCAAGTGGGTCTGAATCTAATATAAAGAAATAATTTTGTATTCTAATAATTGCTGTATTACCGCTTGCATCTTCAATAATTTCTGAACCATCTACATTAGCAAACATATCAGGTGATTGTATATTGGTAACCACAATAGCCGATGTTCCTGCTGTTATAGATGCTAATCCCTCTAATTGTGCAGTATGAGAATTGGTTAAATTGTCTTCAAACATTACCTGCCTTACCTTTAAATCATCATATAAATTAATTTTTTCATCAATAATTTTACTTGTATCTACTAATGTAATTTGTCCAAAAGAACCTACTTTATTAATAGTTTTACTAATATCTAAATCAATAACAACAGGCATAAAATTAGCAATTTCGAGTGAGTCATTATATGTAATATATCTTTTAGGTCCTCTATATGCACCTGCTTGGTCTAATATACCTCTATTAATATTTACAAAACAATCATCCCAAGATGTTAAATCAACAGTATATGTACCATGATTTCCTGTTCCTCCTAAATCAGATACAATACTTTGATTAGATGAATTAATTTCATCTTTATTTTTAAGATTATCAACTAAATTAACTTGATAAGTAAATGGTGATTTATCTATCACCCTTTGACTACTATTAGATTCTGTAACAAAATGAGTTGTAATAGGACTTACTTGGTTATTTAATTTCAGTAGTTTATATTTAGTAGAATAATCTAATTGGTTTTTGATATTAAGTCTATCATTGTAAAAATAAAATATAGGACTACTAGCGGTTGTTCTACTAAAATATCTTCCTACATTTGAATTACCTAAGACTCCAAAACTTACCGCTACTGTTTCTGTTTCTGTTTTTAGAGGTCCTTTATAAATAGCATATTTAATCCCTTTTACATTATCTATTTTAGTCTTAGGGCTAAATTCAAAGGCATCATTAGGTGCATCATATTGTATCTGTTCTGTGATTTTTGCAACATGTGTTTTATTTCTGTGAGTTTCAAAATGACCTGAAGTAAATGCTTCAGTAGAATATATTACTACAAAGTAATCATATAGTGGGTCTAAGGTTAAGGTTTGTCCGACAGGTAATTTTAATTGATATGATTTTGTATTTACAGGATTTTCTAAAATATCGTTTATTGATTGTTCTGAAGGAAGATGTCTGTTAATTATACCTACGCCTGTTGGATTTTGAGCGTTGTGCTTTGTGGTTATTGTATATGATGATAAACTCCATTGTGTTTCTGTTCTTGTATCTACAATAACAGGATTAGTAGATACATCATATCCCGCATCTCCAGCAGAAGAATAAGAAGTTTTACCCTTTTTAAGTGCATAAAATGACATTATCTTTCAGCCTCCTCAAATGTTAAATATAATTTTAGTGTTTTTCTTTGCGGGAATAATGTATATATTGAAGGGAAATCTGTAATTAAATCATCATTAAACGCTAATTCATGTATTTCTCCCATAAATTGAGTTGTTCTTGGAATAGCAGCGTTTGGGTTTTGTCCGATATAAATAGAAGTATCTGAAAAATTAAAGTCTGTTTCAATATCATTTCTTCTATCTTTATGTCTTTTTGTAGTGACTAAAGAACCATTAAGGAATATACTCATT